GTTTTCTTCAACCTTTAGGAGCATCTTATGCGTAACTTCTCGCAAATTTCTCAAGTAAACTTTCTCAGCTACATCGTCAACGACGAGTTCTACCGTGAGGTAGAGCATGTCGGTATGATTGTTGGAGCTTTGGCAGCTGCTTTTGAAACTGCACCGTCTCTGGTGATTAAGTCTTGGAACGAGGAGATCCTTTATGGATCTGAGTCGTCTCAATATCTTTCTCCGTCAGAGTACGGAGTGTTGATTCAACTGTTTGAGTTCTGGGGATACGTTCGTTCTTCTTTCGATGAAAGAGGAAAGTTCGAATCTCGAGTTTTCTCATACTTTAATCTCAACACTGGTCGTTCCGTCATTTGGTGTCACACCATTGGTTGAATTACCGGAAGGATTCTTCTGTAGCTGACTTTTGCTGTGAAGCTTTAAGTCTCTAGACTGAAACCCGATAGGTCTCTCTCTACTTATTTCAAAAGTGAGTGGAGTTAATCTGTCTAGTTATGGTCTTTGCTACTAGACCATCGTGAGATGGTTTTTAGTGTAAACCACCCATGAAAGGAAATCGCTTGAGCCCTCTCAATTACCGGACTCCGGGTATACGTACGGTCGTAACGTCTTACCCTCCCTCTATGGGGGGTTCGACAAGTTACGTCTATACGACATCCGCGTCAAGAAAGTTGAGTAGGCAGCCGCGATACGGTTACACCGGACCCTTGATAAGACCCCTGCACCCTAACGCCTATGGCTATACCGTTACTGATCACTCTCTAGTAGAGTCGTTCAATTTTCGGCAATTTACCAATGGTGTAAAAGTGCAAGCATGGGGTCCTGTCCTGCAAGGCGACTCGGGGGCCTGGCTTAACATTCCAGGCTATAACTTTGATCATCTATACAACGAAGCGCTTGAAAAGCTCACCAGCAAGTTACGGGGAGATCTCGATCTCTCTATTGACTTAGCTGAAGCCCACAAGACCGCTAAGATGTTACATATCAAAGATCAGGTTATTGATTATACGAAGACTTTCGTGCGCCGCTTCGGCCCTATAAAGGCCGCTTCGAACGCATGGTTGGCTTACACCTATGGTGTTAAACCACTGGTGCAATCTCTCTTTGGCGTTGCCGAAGAGAATCTCCGTGTAGTAATCAATAACACCGCTCGGTTGCGTGTCCGTGCTAACGATGTCACAGGGGTCGATTGGGTTGAAACCGATACTTGTCTAGGCGGTAACATTCGATGGTTGAAGCCAAAGGGTACTGTTAAGTACTCTGTAACTTTAGGCGTCGATGTCCGCACTGACCAGTTCGATATCTCCCGTTGGAGTTCCCTGAACCCAGTTAGCATCGCATGGGAACTCTTACCATTTTCATTCGTGTTTGATTGGTTTCTTAACGTTGGAGGTTACCTCCGAAATATGGAAACTTATCTTCTGAATGCAAATAAGTTTCGTTCTGGTTACAGAACTAACTTTGTAAGAGCTGACCTCAGATGGGAGGACACGTCCTATTCTGGAACTGATGCAACAAGCACGTGGCGTAGTATTTATAACGGCACAGGCAAGTTCACTATTCTTGATAGAACAGTCCTCTCATCTTACCCAGCACCCACTCTCCCTTCCTTGAGAGCAGATCTGGGATCGTCGCGCCTACTTTCTGGTGCTGCCCTTTTGGGGCAGCTCCTCGGTAGGCGTTAATCCGTGAAAACGGAACTCTCTTTGCCTGTTAAGGCAGAAAGCGCTTGAAACCGTATGGCTTCAAACATCGTCCTCGCGGACGCACAGGGAACCCCTGTGAATCATACCTTCATTCCGATCGGACGGGATAGCAAGGGGATCTACTGGTTCGAAGATCAATCTCAAGCCAATGCAATTGGCTTTTGGAAGGTCTCCGTTGAGTTGGTCCGTCCTGGCACTCCCAGCGCATCGCAGTCGAGTGAAGGCCGAACGATTCGTGTCAAGATTGGTTTGCATGAGCCTTTGCTAGAAACAGTGTCGAATAACACTGTTGCCGGCATTGCTCCTGCTCCTACCGTCTCGTACGTTCCTCGTGCCTTTACAGACTACGTGATGCCCGAACGCTCAGCTCTCCTGGACCGCAAGAATTTGCGGAAAATGAATGCCAGCCTTCAAGCCGACGCGCAAATTATTGCGTGCGTTGAAACGTTGACCTACATTCAGTAACCGAAAGGCTACTACCATGAGAGAACTGCAACATCGTGATGATGTCGAGATACTCGTGATGAGATCTCTGCAGACGAGCTTCGATCCGAGCCTCGGATTCAACAGCATTGTTGATTACATCGATCATGAGATCGATCCGGGGCAGTACAGCTCAGTGGCTGACTTCAAGAAGGCTTACGTTATTTCGTCCTTTCTGCGAAAGTGGAAGGGGTTGAAAAATCCAAACGTTAGTCCGGATATGAATGCTTTCACAACTTGGATGAAATCCGAGAAGAAATGTTTTCAAACAAACAAAAGACTCTACTCTGAGACTTCCACCGGAATTTATTCCGTGGCGCCTGCAGCAATTATTGCTGCTCAGCGTAAAATACATCAGATTCTAGGTCCTTTGAATTACGATCGCATTTCTGAGTTGTGCCGGTTCGGTAATGGTGCCACCTATGACTTGCGTCGAGGCAGCACACATGCCGATAAATCCTGTAGACCTTCCATCACTTTCGATGCGATAAGTCCTCTGTGCCGTGTCCTAACAGGAGACGATCACTTAGGCTCGCTCGTCGGTCCCTTTAACAGCTTAAAAGTTGTTTCAGCAAACCGTATGGTGATGGTGCCAAAATCCGCCAAGACTCATCGACCGATAGCGGCCGAGCCAACGTTGAATAGCTTTATTCAGCAGGGGTTCGGTCGTTATATTCGAAGTCGTCTTAAGCGGCATGGCGTTGATCTTGATGACCAGACGATCAATCAGGATCTCGCTAAGCGAGCTTTGACCGAAGGTTTCTCAACCATCGATCTCAGCAGCGCAAGCGATACGCTTTGCATCAACCTTGTTAAGTTACTCTTACCACCTTCGTGGTATGAAGCGCTTAACGAGGTCCGATGTACACACACCGAGTTCAGGGGCAAAAGATTTCATCTATCTAAGTTCTCAAGTATGGGCAATGCTTATACTTTTGAACTCGAGTCGATGATTTTCTACTCTTTACTCAGTTCTGTGTGCAAAGGTGATGTTATCTCAGTCTATGGTGATGATCTAGTTGTTCGTAACGAGGACTTTCGCTCGGTAGTAGAAATACTTACCTGGGCAGGGTTTCTCATTAATGAACATAAATCATTTACTGACGGCTCTCGTTTTTATGAGTCTTGTGGCAAGCATTACTTTGATAGTGAGGAGGTTACTCCCTGCTTTCAGAAAGATGTCTGCACTCGACCTCATGATTACGTCCGTCTCCATAATCGCCTTGTACGCGCTGGCATACGTCTTGACCTCCGAAAGGAGTTCAATGCGGCTGCCCTTGTCGTTCGTGGCGACGCCAAACGACGTTTCGGGAGAGATTGTCCAGGAGTTGGGCCCCTTGTCGAGTACGATGAGTACTTCGTCAGGGAGCTATACACTTGGTCAAACCCGTTCGTCGACCGCGTCCGGATTAGGTCTGCAGTTACCAGAACAGCCAACAGAGATGTTGGCGAGTCCTGGCGACAAACGGCCTACTATGGACGCAAACTGAGGTGCCCTGGCTTTCTTTCACCTGACCCTCACGGGCAGTGTTCAGAGAGTCTTGGGCCAAAGCTTCTCGTAATGGAGAAGTACCATTGGCGCAGCTCCACCTTTGGGGGGGCTGCGGGTCTACCGTC